TTGAACAGGGCTTACGGTGCCGTGAGCCTTACGAACAAGGACGCAAACGGAAAGCAGAAGGGCAAATACAAGTTTGTCCACGAACCACGGACCAGTGCTACCTTTGAGGCACATCTCAAGGGTGAGGTATCTATTGGCGTTGTTCCCATCAACGAAGACAATGTCTGTGTCTGGGGCGCGATAGACATAGACCATTACCCGCTGGACCACGTTGCTATTATCAAAAAGCTAGATGAGTTAGACCTACCGCTTGTGGTGTGCCGCAGTAAGTCCGGTGGGGCGCACGTTTATTTGTTTTTGAAAGAGTTTGTCGAAGCAGAAAAGCTTCAACTGAAACTGAAAGAGGTTGCCTCTGAGATTGGTTTCGGTGGGTGCGAGGTCTTTCCAAAGCAAATACGATTGGTCCTAGACCGGGGCGATAACGGCAACTTCTTGAACCTGCCGTACTTTAATCAGGAAGAAGGTCTACGGTACGCCATCAAGGACGACGGCAGTGCGGCAACATTAGAAGAGTTTCTAGAATACGCTGAAGCAGCTTCAATTACAGAGGAGCAGCTTGACGGTTTACTCTCTAAAGATTCTTCAGAGGTGGATCAGAAGTTAAAGGATGGCCCGCCGTGCTTGCAGGCGCTGTTGCGACAGGGCTTTCCTCAAGGCACACGGAACAACGGCCTGTTCAATCTAGGTGTTTACCTGCGGAAGGCGTATCCAGACGATTGGGAACAGAAGATCCTAGAGTACAACCAACAGATCATGGACCCTCCGTTAGATCTTAATGAGGTCAACACGGTTGCGGATCAGGTTAAGAAGAAGGACTACCAATACAAGTGCGCCGACCAACCCATCTGCAACTTCTGCAATAAAGATCTCTGTCGAAGCCGAAAGCACGGCGTTGGAGGTGGAGAAAACACGCCCACCATAGGAAACCTTAGAAAGTATGACAGTGAGCCGCCTCTGTGGTTTGCTGATGTAAACGGCAGTCCTGTCGAACTCGATACAGAGGGCTTACAAAAGCAGCCTCGTTTTCAGATGTTATGCATGGAGCAGATAAACTTTATGCCGCGCACCATGTCCAAGCAGGCTTGGGAGACGTTAATAAACATGTTGTTGAGCACGATGCTGGACACAGAAGGTGCAGTCATAACAACTTCAGATGACACCAGCTTACGGGGTCAATTCTATGACCTTCTAGAAGAGTTCTCTACACACATGCAATCTGCTATGGACAAGGAAGAAATACTGTTGCGCCGTCCCTGGACAGATGAAGAGGAGAGGCGCACATACTTTCGCTTGAAAGACTTTGAAGCGTTCTTGAAACGCAGCAAGTTCTTTGAATACAAGTCAAATAAGATAGCGCAGAGACTTAGAGAGATCGACGGGAAAGCAGAGCAATTTCGTATTAAAGGTAGGACAGTGCGCTGTTGGTCTGTCCCGGCATTTGCTAAAATTGAGGATGGGTTTCAAAGCCGCTTTGATGAAGAGGATGTTCCGTTCTAATGAAACTAAAAGATAAATTTAAGTACCACCAAGAGTGGAAAAAGATGTTGAAAGAATTGAGAAAAGAAAGAGGACTTACTCAAAAGCAAATATGCCAGCGTTCTGGCATTGCTCCGAAATTACTTTCTGAATATGAGAACATAGAGTTGAAAGGATCTCTTTCTCTTTATGTAGTGGAAAGCATCTTGGATGTTCTGGGTTACGATCTAGAAGTTCTTTTAAAGAAACCACCAAAACTTCGCGGTAAGAAAAAATGAAATACGTGATTGTTATTACCATGTTCTTTTTGAACCCCACTTTGAGGGATCTCCCGGATGGCGTGGTAATACATAATGCTGACGAAACGCTCTTGTATTTTGACACATTGCAAGAGTGTTTAGAACACGCAAGCTTTAACGCGGTCATCTTACATGACTTTGCTGTGAATTATTTTAAGGGAGAGGCCCTCGTTAGGCAGATCTTGTGTGTGAAGAAAGAGGATACAAGTGTTTAGATACTTTGGTCCTCCCGGCACAGGCAAGACAACTACCCTTCTTAACCAAGTAGACGAACTTTTGGTTAGCGGCATGTTACCTAATGAGATTGGTTACTTTGCGTTTACCCGTAAGGCAGCGCACGAAGCGCGTGATAGAGCGGTGGCGAGGTTTAACTTAGACCCAGAGAAAGACTTCCAATACTTCCGCACGTTACACAGTTTGGCGTTTCAAATGTTGGGGTTGTCCGGTTCGCAAGTTTTAAGTGACCGCAACCTCAAAGACTTCAGTAAGAAGACGGGCGTTGACCTGTCCAGCGGCGGGACAGAGCACATAAGCGACGACGGTTTTGTTCTTCTAAAAAGCAACAACCCTACGATGAGAGCCATAGACCTTGCCCGTAATTCTTTGCGGGGTGTTCGGTACGCTTACAACGTCACAGAGCTTTCCATACCTTACTATGAGTTTGAGCATCTGTTTGATGAGTATAAGAAGTTTAAAGACAACAACGGCCTCAAAGATTTTACCGATATGATGGTGGAACTGTCAGAGAGACCCGACGCCGTGCCGCGTTTGAAAGTTTGTTTCCTGGACGAAGCACAGGATCTGACGCCCCTGCAATGGAAAGTGGCTCACCATTTGAGCGAAAAAAGTGAGCGCATGTTTGTGGCAGGCGACGATGACCAAGGCATATACCGTTGGGCAGGCGCAGACATAAAACATTTCGTCACGTTGCAGGGGGGTTCAGAAGTTCTGTCGCAGTCCTACCGCATACCCAGGAGTGTACATACCATTGCTGACAGAGTGGTAAACCGCATCCGGTACAGGCAAAAGAAATCATGGCTTCCGCGAAGAGAGGAGGGCTCTGTCGAGCGGGTGTATGACCCAAGCACCATAAACTTTAATGGCGACAACTGGCTTGTATTGGCACAGGCCAATTACATGCTGGATGAACTCGCTGATAGGATGACTTCCAATGGTCAGTACTTTGAGCGTAAGGGCCATGCGTCATTAAAGAAGTCTGTGAGAAACGCCATCAGTGCTTGGAATCACCTACAGCTTGATAGTGGGCATGAGATATCACAGAAAGAAGCTGTTAATTTGTACGACTACATTGCTACCGGAGAGGGCCGTCTAAAGCGCGGTGCTAAGAAAATGATATCCGGTGCGGATGAAAAGGACCTGTTTACGCTTGCCGCACTCCGCCAGCATTTTGGCCTGGAAGCGGACACAGGCACTTGGGATACGGTTCTCAACCGAATCAGCGACGAAGACCGGGCATATGCCTCTGCACTTTTAAATAGAGGCGTGAATATATTTGAAAAGCCTAAGATCAAACTGTCCACGATCCACGGTGCAAAGGGTGGTGAGGCTGACAACGTTCTTCTCTATCTTGATTTGTCCACTAAGGCTTTGCACGAGATGGAAAAAAACCCGGACGATGCCCAGCGGGTCCTATATGTGGGCGTAACCAGAGCAAAGGATAACCTTGTTCTTAAAATGCCAGAAGATCCTCAAAGGGGGTGGGCTATATGAGAGTTATAATTGAAAGCCCGTACAGCGGCGGGACACCTGAGAATATTCATTACGCGAGGAACTGTCTTATAGATTCTATGTCACGGGACGAATCGCCTTTTGCGTCACACTTACTTTATACTCAAGTCCTAGACGACGATGTAAAAGAAGAACGTGCTTTGGGGATTGATTTAGCTACGCCATGGTATGAGGTCGCGGACCTTTGTGCTCTGTACCTTGACCTTGGTATGACCTCCGGGATGGAGATAGGCGCTCTTAAAGCCATGGCATTTGGAATAAAAATTGTTGAAAGGAGGATCTATGATGTCCGCGCAGAAAGTTTTGGAGAAAGCGTTACAACTCATTAGCGGTGATCGCGCCGACACTCACGGGTTAATGTGGAAAAACCATGAGAACATTGCGTACCTTTGGAACGCTTATTTACACGATAAAAGGCATCTTAATGCAGAAGACGTTGCCAACATGATGGAACTATTAAAGATTGCCCGACGTAAGCTAGGCAGTTTTAACGAGGACGATTACACGGACGGTGCAGGGTATGCCGCCGTCGCGTTGGAGTGCCACCTTGGTGACGCTGATAAACGAGGACAAAGGCCTTAGTAATGAAGAGGAATCTTAGAAGGCCCACTTGGGGTGTAAAAACGGAATGGGTTCCTGTAGAGGAACTCCCGGTTACACCTACGGGCATCAAAGAGATAGCAATCGACTTGGAGACTAAAGACCCACGGCTCAAGTCCCACGGGCCTGGATGGCCTACGGGTCACGGAGACGTTGTCGGGATTGCAGTAGCATATGAAGGTTTTAACGCCTATCTGCCCATTGCCCATGAGGGCGGCGGCAATCTAGACCGTAAGCTGGTCATGCGTTGGTTTGAGAAAGAGATAGCCAAGCACCCGTCTGACAAAATTTTCTACAATGCAGCATATGACGTGGGCTGGTTAGGCTGGCTTGGCATAGAACTGGAGGGCCAGATTATTGACGCTATGTTGGCGGCTCCACTGTTGAACGAAAACCGTTACAGTTATTCTCTGAATGCAGTTTCTTACGACTACACGGGACAAATGAAGAGTGAGGCCGCTCTCAGAGAGGCCGCGCAAGAATTTGGCGTGGACCCCAAGGGCGAGATGTACAAGCTGCCTGCCTGTTTTGTGGGTGAGTATGCAGAGGCCGACGCTAGATTAACGCTAGAATTGTGGCAGTTGTTTAAGAATGAACTGACCAAGGAGGACCTGTGGCAGGTTTTTAACCTTGAATCAGAGGTTCTCCCTTTGTGCATTGAGATGACCAGACGGGGCATCCGCGTTGATTTAGATGCTGCCGAACGCCTCAAGCAAGACATGTTGAAGGTTGTAAAGAAGCTCCTGACCTCCGTTAAAAAAGAAACAGGCATGGATGTAGAGCTATGGGCAGCAGCGTCTATTGCAAAGGTGTTTGACCATCTTGATATACCATATGGCCGCACCAAGACGGGCTTGCCTAGTTTTACAAAAAACTTTCTGTCACAGCATGAGCATCCGATAGCGCAGAAGATTGCAGAGGCGCGAGAGTACGACAAAATAGGTAACACTTTCTTGTCGAGTATCTTTCGGTATGCAGAGAACGGGCGCATCCACGGTCACATAAACCAGCTACGAAGCGAAGGCGGAGGCACCGTATCCGGGCGCATATCCATGGCTAACCCGAATCTTCAGCAAATCCCTGCCCGTAACCCAGAGATGGCAAAAAAGATACGCGGACTGTTTCTGCCTGAAGAAGGAGAACAGTGGGCTTCCATGGACTTTGATCAGCAAGAACCACGCATTTTGGTACATTTTGCAAGCCTTACAAACCGGGGGCTCTCTGGGTCCGATACTTTTGTTGAAGCCTATAAAACAAAGCAAGATACCGACTTTCATCAGATGGTAGCCGACATTGCAGAGATCCCACGTAAGCAGGCAAAGACCATAAACCTTGGCATCATGTATGGCATGGGACAAACAAAGCTTGCTGAACAGCTAGACATAACGTTAGAGGACGCAAAGAAACTTATTTCTAAGTATCACAATGACGTGCCGTTCGTAAAAGAACTCATGGACGCTGTACAGCGTAAGGTCTCACACCGCGATAAGGGCGGGTTCGTTAGATCTTTGCTAGGCCGTAAGTGCCGTTTTGATTTATGGGAACCGAACGTCTTTGTGTCTGCCAAGGCACTACCCAGAGAAGAGGCACACCTTGAGTATGGCGACAATATAAAGAGAGCGTACACATATAAGGCGTTGAACAGGCTTATCCAATCAAGCGCAGCGGACCAAACCAAGGCCAGCATGGCCGCAATATACCGTGAAAAAGGTAAGGTGCCGCTGGTACAAATTCACGATGAATTAGCTTTTTCTGTGTCTAATAAACAAGAAGCAGAAGAACTCTGTAAGATTATGGAATCATCCGTAGAATTAGAGGTGCCGTCCCCCAGTGATATTTCGCTTGGACCCAACTGGGGAAGCTTGACGAATGTAGATAAATCCGATATTGTCTCACAAGAAAGGGAATAAAAATGAACCCAGATAAATGGAAAAGCGTTGTAGTGCCATTTGAAAGCTACAAACAACTAAAAGACATGGCGCAGAAAGAGCACCGGACAATATCTGGTCAGTTCACCTACATCCTTGAGAAAATTAAAGAGGATGAGAAATTAAAAAAAGGAGTTAGAAAATGACGGCAGTATTTGCATTGGCAGCTTTTTACACGGTTAGCCTACTCATTGTTTCAATCTATTGATAAGAAGTATGGGGTAATATACGCGGACCCTCCCTGGACTTTCCGGACGTGGAGCGACAAAGGCAAGGACCGCTCCCCAGAACAACATTATAACTGCATGAATCTTGATGACGTTAAGGCAATGCCCGTAGCAGATATTGCTGACGATGACTGCGCTTTGTTTATGTGGGCGACGGACCCATTATTGCCTGAAGCTATAGAAACAATTAAAGCTTGGGGTTTTACATATAAAACGGTGGCGTTTGTGTGGGCCAAATTAAACAAGACAGCACCCGAACTATTGTTTAACGAAAGTGATTTTTTTACGGGCATGGGATACTGGACACGGGCCAACCCAGAAATTTGTCTGTTAGCGACTAGGGGAAAACCCGAACGTCATTCTAAGTCTGTCCGCAGGTTGGTTGTAGCACCAAGGCGAGAGCATTCCAGAAAACCAGACGAAGTAGCCGAACGAATCGGCAACCTAATGGGAACGGAAGCGAAACGAATCGAATTATTTGCTAGAGAAAGCAGGGAAGGTTGGGATACATGGGGAAACCAGACAGAATTGTTTGATTGATTCAGTAACAATATGTTAAAAAAGTTGAATGATAATCCCCATACCACAGACCTCCCTGTGGTGGGGGGCGTTTTGCTGACTCCTTTACGCTCCCCATCTACACCTCGC